CTAGCCGTGAAATTCACCGAGCCTTTCCGCATCTTCGTAGGCCAAGGCAATTACAGCCGAAGCATCAATTGGAAATACTTCAGCCGGCGTGCGTGCCGTGGCCGCCAGTGAAGATTCATTGGGGGCGATGCCACCGTCTGATGCTCGCTCAGCGACGCTACGCTCGCTCAGCCCGCCACGCGGCTGATAGAGCCACTCGAGTCGTTGCCAGCCACCAGGATCTTGGCTAGGTGCAAATGAAGGCATAGTGCCCAATGTAGACAACAGTTCCGATAGCTGCGGATGGACACTTCCATCTTTAGAAAATTGGAGCGCGGGATAGTAGTAGGTGTGTTCCTCATCAGACCATATGCCCAGGAGGCGACCGGTCGCGCGCTCATGAGTCAATTGCTCAGGAGTGCAAGCAAGGCGCATTCTTAGCACTTCAGACGTGGGCCATGCCTCATGCTTGGCCACGCCTAATAGCGCATCACGCCAGCGGATAGCCAGCTCCTTTGGACCTCGCGAAGGATCTGCGTCTTTTGAAGAGGGCGGACTCATAGGGTCAAGCTCGTTGTCGCAATCAGATAGACCGACCATGAAACCTTTGGACGCTAATCGACTTGAGCTGCTCCCGGACGAGAGCGTATCCAGTTGGAAGTTCCGAAATCGCGGTTTTCTCGGCGGTGGCGCTGTCAGGATGCCACAAGGCTCTCGCGACAGGGATTTTGGCAATTTACGACCCACGACGCCCGCAATCCCCGAGTCACTCTTTACTCAACTCCAGGCGGCAGCGAGGCCGCCTGATCCATGGCTAGTTGCAACCGTTAGCCGGCAATTTTGTCCGAGATGCTTGGCCGAAGCATACGCGATAGGCCGCCCACATTATATTCGGCGGGCTTGGCGAATTGCATGGCACACATGCTGCCAACAACACGGGGTTTTTCACTTAGAGAGCGAAGCTGACCAATTGCATGGCCCTTACGCCATATATCGCCGACCGCTCCTGGGACTTGCATACCCCGCATGGAGCACTCCAGGAGAAGTGATCTTCCAGGGCATTCGAGTGGAACTTTGCGGGCGACGCGCAGTACATCTCGAGAACGCGCTAAGCGAGTTCAAATTGAATGCTCAACGTTCGTGGCGCCCCAAATATCTGGACCCTTTGGCACTGAGGTCAGCCTATGCCTTGATCGTCAGGGCGCTGGCAAAGCGGCTCGCGCGCGATGCTGTGGCACCGGAGTTCTTGAAATTCGATGACCGACGCACACGGGTTTCTAGTGGCCCCACGTCAAGAACATGGAAAGATCTCGGAGTGTTCTACCTGCTGCCGCCTTGGCAACGCTTTTCAATCAATGTGCTCGCCGAGTCGATACTGTCTGTCTGGACGATGTCGCCACTTCCGCGAGAGGCAGGCTCGGACAACCACACGAAGAAACTAGTAGCAGCCATAGGCTGGAATGTGGGTTTCCTCGAGGCGAGCAACGGACGCCTGTCACCGGAAGCCTTGGTGCGGCGTGTTAATGAAATCGCTCTGGGGCCATCACGGCCGCCGCGGAAACTCTGCGAGCGAGATACACGAGAGCTGACGGCCATCATGGCCAGAGCTGCGTTACTTCAAAAGATCGGAGGGAAGCCCATGGGGAGGCGCCGTGAAGGCAGCTGGACAACGTCATAAGTCTCGAGAAAACAACGTAGAGCGCGATCCTCGGGGAAAGGACAACAATTCAAAAAGCTGACTTCAGGGCTTGAGCCACTATATCTATAATTTTACATAATATACATTATGCGAAATGTTATGGCGATTTTGGCCATTGGCACGGCGCTGGCTTGGCTGCTACTCCCGACGCACGGAACGCGCCAATGTCACGCCGCCGTACCCGCTTAAACTGGCTCTACGACAACGACCTGCAGCAGTTCACCACACCATCGGGGCAGACCATCACACTGCTGCAAATCGCCCAAATACTGCAAGATCAGGTCAACTGCAGCCACGATTTCGTCGGTGCGTGGACCGGCTGGCGAATTCGACAAAACCGGCTCATTGCGCCTGGCCAAACCTTCAAAGCCAGCCAGATCACTCCGAACAACCTGCGTGCCTTCAATCGCTGGCTTCGGAGCTTCGAGGGCGAACAGGCTCAGCTCGAATTTCACAGCGAGCCAGCTGTGCGCCATGAGCAACAGTGCGCTCACCGCCCGGCACTCGTAGCACCAAAATACCCTGACGACACTCCACGTCATTCACCACTGGCGAAGACCGGAGATACACCGGAACCACCGGTGTACGCGCCACGACAGCGCGCAAAGGTGGTGGAACTGGCGTCGTATCGGAAACGACCGGCATAGGCTCCGCAGGTGGATTCCACGCCCGATATGCCGCGACACCCATGCCCACGGCCACGAGCGTCAGCACGCTCAACACAACATCCACTTGTCGCATGACCATCCCCCGTTCCTTGCGAACAGGGTATCAAAAGCGGGTTTGGCGGGAAGGTGATCGGACTTCGATCAATGCGAACGATTATCAAAGTCCCGCGAGATCTCGAAACGCCTGACAGCGTATCCGGACGTGCGTCCAGCAGAAGCGGTCAGCCGCCCTTGCCACCGCCGAACGGGTCCGAATTCCACGCCTTGTACGTGGGCGGATCATAGGCGGCGGCCGTCACACGCTCTTTGCGAATGCCCGTCATTTCCACGCCGACCGGCTCAGAAGGAACGCTCGTCGGCGCCTGCGGCTGTACCGACTCGCGTTCTCTTTGCTGCCCTTCATTGCGTGCCACTTCCAAGCCCTCCGCAAAGGGGTTGTAGAGGCCGTCAGCCGCGATCTGGCGGCAACGATCGGCTGGCACCGCGTAACGCGTGCCCTGCTCCGTATGACACGTACAGCGGCCATCGTCCACAGCGATGCAGTACAGGCGGGGGTTCGAACGAACAGAAAGACCGTCGAACATAGGAGCTGACCACGGAAGGCCGTCGACCCGCGGCTTCATCCACTTCGCGAAATCCTCGCGGCGAAGACGGTCTGCCTCCGAACCCTGCGGCCCACCTGCCTTCGCACCTGGCGCCGTCGCACCGCCCAACGCCGTCGTCGGAACCTGTCCCGTCTGCGCCTGTAGCTTCTTAATCACCAGCGGAATAGCCACCAGCGCGCACAACGCTACCACGCCCAGCACCGGCAGCATCCACGCGCGGAACGGCACACGCATCTTCATGTTGTGCGCGTTGCTGGACTTGTAAAGCTCAAACACTTCCTTCGGAAGCGTGCCGACGCTGTGCACCGCGACCTTCTGCGCGGTGCCTTTCTCGCAGTTCTCCATGCACCGTCCCCAGGTGAACCGACTCACCACCTGGCTGTTGAACTTGCGCACCGAGTGCACGTGCTGATCCATCAAACGCCTAACGTAGGCCGACATCAGATTCGGATGCTGCGTCGTCATCCAAAAATCCATGCCTTCGTGCCGCACCTTCGAAATGCGCTTCACCCACTCGGGCGGCTGGCCGCGATCCAGCGGAAAGAAGTCGTCCTCCTGGCATTCGTCAATGCAGATCAATGCGCCGGGCGGCAGCTCCCACCACTTATGCAACTGCTCCAACGTCAACGGTTCCGCGACGCTCGCGTCGAGCCCGTTAATGTTGATCGCGAACACCGGGCGTTCGGGGTGATCCTTCTTGAACTGAAGAATCGCCGCGATCATGCACGCCGTTTTGCCTGCACCCGGCAGACCTGTCCACGCCTTAACCGGCATCAGCTTTTCCTCTTCGCGACAATGTGCGCCGTTGCAGCGTCCGTGATTTTTCGACCGGCCCAGGCACTCAGCACGATGGTGACCGCCACATCGATCTTAAGCCAGCCCATGAAGTCCACCAGCGGCCCGGCAGAGCCCAGCATGCCGCTGATACCAATGGTGTCGATCACACCAGTCGCCACCTTGCTACCGACGAAACCGATGCCAATGCTCACCAACGCGCTGATCGCCATTTGGCCGATCACGCTCAACAGCATTTCACCAATCCACGCGACCACGATAGGCATATCAGCCCCTCCCGCCTGCGGTAATCATTGCTGCCGAGAACAGGGCGAAGCCCACGATCAACGCCGACAGCCACTGCCCCACGATGCAGCCGTTGCTTGCTGGCACGTTGAACGAGCCCAACGTGCCGAGCGAAATCGGAATGTCCTTAATCGGGCATGCGCGTCCCCAACCGAAACCGCTCTGGTCGTACACGCCCTTGTTCGCCTGACCGCCGACCGTGCCGTCCTGAGACGTGTCAGGCGTGCTCCACACGTCACCCTGCCCGTACTTCGTGCTATCGCTTCCGAACGTCGGCGGGCCATTGCCGTCGCCCGCGAGGTGCTTATCCAGCGTGTCGGACGACGCCTTCGCCGAGCACATCGCGTACCACTCCTGGCGACCGATACCGCACATCACCGCATCGCCACTGCACACGGGTGGCGAGTTGCAATCAGCGCCGGAACCATAGCCGCTGTT